GGTGAAGCTGCAGTGGCGCAAGACGCAGCAGCGGCGCGATAGCATTCGGCACCACTGCTACGAGCGCAAACCTGCCGGTGGGCAATCCCGCTGGCTCAAGTTCGATCCTGTCACAAGACGGTGGGTCGAGTCGTGACGACTTGGGACATGACTTGTGACAGGCAAAAACCTTGTAACTCTTTCATCTTTCTACACTTGTCACAAGTGTCACAAGTGAAAACATAAAAAAGGAAAGAGAGAATAATGAAAGAGAGAGAAATAGGAGAGTTTCATGCCGCACGAGGTTTTCGAACTTCACTTGTGACAGGTGATAAAAGCCAATTCCTATGTAATGGATCAACGGGTTACCTGTCACGAGTGATGGCGTCACAAGCTGTGACGCCCTCCAGGGTCGCAGGGTCGAAGAGTTAAGGAGCCTCGCCCATGAACGGTAACGGTACCGCAACCCGCCGCGCGCCGGAAGGTAGCCCGCACGAGCGCGGTAACAACTCGAACCCATTCACCCGCATCGGCGGGCCGAGCATCGCCTTGTCGCAGTTGTACGAGCGCACGTCGCGTTCGGGGCGCCGCTATTTGGTTGGCCGGTTGGGCTCGGCGAAGGTTTTCGTTGTCGCCACGGGCGCCGATAGCCACGGCAATCCGATTTGGCAAATGTACCTCGGCGAGACCAAGTACGTCCCCGAGGGCGCGGCCGCACTCGCGCGCGAGGTCGAGGCGGAGGGGCAGGCTGGATGAGGAAACAAAAGCGTCGCAACCCCGCACCGCCGGTCGTCGAGTGCCGCGCCATCGGCGAAGCCCCGTCATCGCGCCGATGCCGAGGCCCGCGCCGACGCCGCCGAGGCTCGGGCCAGATCGGACGATCCGGGCCTTGCGCGACGGCGATGTTTCGACGATGAGCGAGGAGCTCGAGTTCGATCGCAAGCCCGACCAGGCGCAATTGCAGCAGCTGATCACCGATGCGTGCAAAATGCTGCAGGCGCGCCTCCAGCGCGCAAACGATCCGAGTGTCTATGAGCCGTTGGCGAAGCGGGAAGTTCATTGCTGGGCCGTCGGCAACTCCCTGTCCCACATCGTCGAGGTCCCGCGCCCGTCCGACGGCTCGCCTCGCCACTGGCGCATCTACGCGATTGACGCGGCGTCCAAGGCCAAGAGCGCGCCGCATCATGTTCGGCTGGGGCAAAGTCTGTTCGCGCTGTGGCCTCGAGCCAAGAAGATCGTCAGCGACCCGAAAGCGCCCAAGAAACCGAGGTGGTGGGAATGCCTGAAAGACATGCGCAAAAGGACGGGCGATGAGTGATCACGACATCGACGAATACGCCACGGGCGCGATCGCCTGCATGGTCCTCGACCTTTGCGACGACGCCGAGGTTCGCTTGACCAAGGCGGACTTCGTCAAGCTCGCGCGCGCCACCGCCCGCATCCTCCTCGTGGCGAGCGCCACCGATGACGCGATGATCGATGTGCGTGGTGGGGACGGGTTTGCCGCGGAAAATGCGGCAACGATCCGCGCGATCTGGCGCAATCTAAGCGCGCGGTCCACCGAGCCACGCAACTAGCAACAGAACGCCGCCTATACAACCCAGCCGGTGGCCTGGGACTGGCGAAAGCTCGCGCCCCCACTACGGGGCGGGGCGAGCGCAAAACGCCAGCCCAGAGGGCGGAATGGCGCTCCTGTGGGGCATCAGGTGGCAACGCCAAAAGCTCGGCAACGACCCTTTTGGCCACGCCGAAGGGTGGGCGCTGATCTGATTGCCGTGACCGCGTTAACGCCTGTCGTTCGTCGCAGCTACAGCGAGCCGCGACGCGTGGCCGAGGGGCTCCGCTCGGCCTCTAGCCCGCCCACTTCGACGTCAACCTCTGATCGGTCAAGACGATGCCAAAGCACAAACGTGCTGGGGCGGCTGCGGCTGCACCGGTGACCACGAAGACATGTCGCCGCTGCGGCATCGAGAGGCCGATTGCCGACTTCAGCTTGCATGGCGGAGGGCGTATCGCCTCAATCTGCCGGCCGTGCGATGCCGCCCGCACCCGCGAGCGGTATTGGCGTGACCCGGAGTCGACTCGCCGCCGGAGACGCGTTTGCGCGCGCATTCGATACCGACGTGATCCGGAACGCCACCGCGCATTCGGTCGAGCGTCCCGTCGCCGACATCTCGAAAAATGCGGTGCGCGAAACCGCGCTTACGGCAAGACCGAGCGCGGCCGGCAGCTCAATGATCGGGCTGTCGTCGCCTACCGCGCTCGCAATCCAAATAGGGTTCTCGCCCGCAGCGAGCTGCTCAAGGCAATCAGGCGTGGCGAGGTGCAACGCCCGAGCGCCTGTCAGGTGGTCGGCTGTGCGCGCACCGAGCTTCACGCCCACCATCATGACTATTCGAAGCCCTGCGACGTCATCTGGCTTTGCCGATTGCATCATGAGGCCGCTCACCACGGAGGCCCGCAACGTCTGAAGCCGGGGTGCAAGCACAAGTACGCTCAAGCACCTCGCGCGGCGGCAACCTGACTTCCGCGCTGCAACAAGTGTCCGTAGTATACGGATCTACAGACACACTCGTCGCGTCAATGAAACTCCTGCTCGTGGACCTACAAGAGACATCGCGATGACACAAATTCATTTCGATATTCATTCGAACAAGCGTTCGACTCTATTCTATCGAAAAGGTCCGAATGTGCAGGTCCTTCTGACAGGCTCGTCGGGTTGGCTAGGTCGGTTCCTTGCGCCGAGGCTATGCGCGGCCGGCCATCGCGTGATCGGTCTGGATATCGATTTCGGTGCCGACACGCACGTCACGGGTCGGTGGCGGACAAGTCGGTGGTAGAGCGCTTGTTCTCGAATCATAGAATTGATGCGGTGGTACATGCCGGCGCTCTCCACGCCGGATATTGCACGCGTTCCTCCACAGCACTTCATCGAAGTTAATGTGACCGGCACGCTAAATCTACTCCAGGCGGCGGTCACCGCGGGAAACGACAGGTTCGTATTCACCTCGACCACATCGCTTATGATCTCGCAAGCGATCCACGAGGAGGCCGGTTCTGCCGCCGTTTGGCTCGACGAGGGCTCGGGGCCGCTTGCACCGCGGAATATCTATGGAGTGACGAAGCTTGCCGCTGAGGGATTGTGCCGGCTGCATTCTCTCGAACACGGGCTGAATTGCGTGGTCCTGCGCACCGGACGCTTCTTCCCGGAAGAGGACGAAACGCATTGCGAACTGTCAGGCCCAAACCACAAGGCAAATGAGTTCCTCAACCGACGGCTTACGGTTGAGGATGCCGCCGAAGCGCACGTGGTAGCACTCGATCGTGCACCAGCGGTTGGCTTCAACATCTTCGTCATCTCCGCGTTGACCCCGTTCGCTCCGGCCGATGCCGAACAGCTCAAGAGCGACGCAGCAGCCGTAGTAGCGCGCTACTTCCCAGACGCGCCAGCGCTTTACGCGCGGCGCGGGTGGCGATTACCGGCGAGCATCGCACGCATCTACGATGCGAGCCGGGCCAAGTGCCTGCTTGGCTTTCGGTGCCAAACCGACTTCGGGCGGATATTGGATACGCTCCGAACTGGCGAAAGGCTCCCGTTCTGACCGCCAACGATTGTGGATAATCGGCGGCGTGGGCTGATCGCTGGACGTTCGAGCACGTCCACTCGTCATTGCCAGGAGATGATCCGGCAGCCCTCGTCGGCCGGCAGCAGCCCGTCACAGGCGAGGACGTGAGGCCGGGATCATCTGTTGGTGGGTTAAGTCGTGAACGGGCTACATCGCCAGTCGCGGTAGGCCAGCAGAGAGAAGCACCATGACGGAAACAGCGAAAGCAGATACCGCAATTGGTGGCGACGTCCTCCGCGGTAGGAAAAAGATCAAGGGCAAGAAGGCGCCCAAGGACAAGCCCGGCCGGGGGCGTCCGACCAAGTACACCCCTGCGTTCGCCAGGGTAGCGGTGGAGATGTGCAAGCTCGGGGCGACCGATGCCGATCTTGCCGAGGCCTTCGGCGTCTCGACACGGACCATCTGGCGTTGGCGCTCGACCGACAGGGATTTTTGTCAGGCGCTTAAGGTCGGAAAAGGACCGACAGACGATCGCGTCGAGCGCTCGCTCTACCAGCGCGCCGTCGGCTACAGCTACAATGCGGTCAAGGTCATGCAGAATAACGGCGAGCCCGTCTACGCCGAGTACGTCGAACATGTGCCGCCTGATCCGGGCGCCGCCAAACTTTGGCTGACCAACCGGCGCCCCGAAGAGTGGCGCGACAAGAGCACAACAGAGCTCACCGGCAAGGACGGTGCCCCACTCGTCCCGGTCCTCAATGTCACAATCAGTCGCGCTGAATCTTAATCTCCACCCTAAGCAGGGTGAGGCGTTTCAGACGGCGGCGACCGAGGTCCTGTACGGTGGTGCCGCCGGGTCGGGCAAGTCGCACCTGATCCGCGTGGCGGCGATCTACTGGTGCTCGGCCATTGCCGGGTTGCAGGTCTACCTCTTCCGCCGCATTCGCGATGATCTCGTCAAGAACCACATGGAGGGTCCGAAAGGGTTTCGCGCGCTCCTGGCCCCATGGTCGGCCGCTAAATTCGTCGAGATCGTCGAGGACGAGATCCGCTTCTGGAACGGCTCGAAGATCTACCTCTGCCACTGCAAGGATCCCAAGGACGTCTACAAGTACCAGGGCGCAGAGATCCACGTCCTGCTGATCGACGAACTCACGCACTTCACAGAGGCCATGTACCGCTTCCTGCGCTCCCGCGTGCGCATGGTCGGGCTCACGGTGCCTGCGGAAATCAAGAACCGCTTTCCCCGCATCTTGTGCGGAGCAAACCCAGGTAACGTCGGTCACCTCTTCGTCAAGTCGTCCTTCATCGACAGCGCGCTCCCCCTCGAGGTCAGGCGCATGCCCGAAGAAGAGGGCGGCATGCTGCGCCAGTACATCCCGGCGCGGCTCGACGACAACCCCTCGATGATGACGGACGACCCGGGCTACGAGGCCAAGCTCTCGGGCATGGGATCTGCCGAGCTCGTCAAGGCGATGCGCGAGGGCGACTGGAACGTCGTCGAGGGCGCGTTTTTTGATTGCTGGTCTAATTTCAGGCATGTGCTCAGGCCCTTCACGGTGCCCCAGCACTGGATGCGCTTCCGCTCGATGGACTGGGGCTCGGCCTCGCCGTTTAGCGTCGGCTGGTGGACGGTGGCGAGCGAGGATTTCATCGCTGAGGCGATGGACGGCAAACCAGCCGTCGTCCCTCGTGGTGCTCTGGTGCGCTACCGCGAATGGTACGGCGCCAAGAAAGACGCCGCCGGCCGCACGGTGCCCAACACCGGCCTCAAGATGAAGAACGAGGACATCGGCGCCGGCATCAAGGAGCGCGAGACGCGCCTCCTCAAGGATGAGGAGACCGGCAAGATCCGCGAGCTCCGGGAGGAGATCACCTACGGCGTCCTCGACCCGCGCTGCTTTGCTAACGAGGGCGGCACGCCGATCGCGGAAGCGATCTTCAAGGGCGGGGCGACGTTTCGCCAGGCGGACAATGTGAGGGTCAGGGAGTTCGGTGCTGCCTCAGGCTGGGGCCAGGTCCGCGGCCGCCTCATCGGCAATGATGACGGCTACCCCATGATCTTCTGCTTCTCGACGTGTG